CTCAAGCTCAGATGCAATATGATATGCAAGAGAAAGAAAAAGACAGAGCTGTTAAATATGCGGAAATAGAATCTAAAGAAAGAATAGCAGGAATGAAAGAAATAGGTTCTGATATTAGAGACGGTAGAAGATATGATGAAGATACTGATGATAATGGTATAGATGATACTTTAGATCTTAGAAGAACAGATGTTGATGAAAACTTTAAGAACAATACTATTCGTGTAAAAGAAGGAGAATTATCAGAAAGAGTTAGAAGTAATAAAGCTAACGAAGCTATTAAAAAGCAACAGATAAAAGCAAACAAAGAAAAACCTAAAGCAAAATAAAGCTATAGTACTATAAGATATTTATGATAAAATAATGATTATAGTTTATAAAAATAATTTTAATATTGTAACAAAATAAAGACAGCAACAGTATGAGTGAAACAAAAGAAAACTTATTTGATGGCATAGAAATTATGTCGCCAGGAGAGTTAGAGTCATCAATCTCGGGAGAAGTATCAGATGATTCTACAACAGAAACAACAGAGGAAACGCCTGAATTAGTCGTAACCCCTGTAAGGGATACAACAGGTGATTTAGGAGATGATTCTCCAGAGCCTGAGATTGTAAGTCCTAAAGAGGAATTGGAGAATAAAAAAGTTAATGATGCGCCTACGGCTGTATCAGAAGACAAAAAAGAAGCTTTTTATAAAGCTATGATGAAGGAGTTTATTGATGAGGGAATCATCGCATCTCCAGAATCAGAAGAAGAACTAGAGGGTTCTTTGGATAAATTGAAAGAGTTAATGAAAGGCACATTGGAAAAATCATTTAAAGGAATGACTGACCAATGGAAGAATAACTTTAGCGGTGCTAAAAAGAAATTTCTAGAGATAGAAGATTCTTTTTCAGAAGCTGACCAAGCTATTCAAGCTGCTCAAGACTTAGAGTTCTTTGACAATGTAACTAATGATTCTATAAAAGAAGATACTAATCTTCAAAAGAATCTATACTATCGTTATTTAAAGTCTAAAAACTTTTCAGACGAAGATGCTGCTGAGCAAATAGAAGATGCAGATGCTATTGGTAAGTTAGAAGAAAAAGCTTTAAAAGCTGTACCTCAACTTAAAAAACATGCTACTGGATATGTTGAAAACGCAAAGCAAGCTAAAGCTGCTGAAGAGCAAAAATGGGAAAAACAACGAGAAGAAAGTTACAATAGTTTAATGTCATCAATAGATACTAAAGAAGCATTCATTGATGGATTAAAATTAAACAAGGTAACACGGGAAAAGCTTAAAGCTAATATTACTAAACCGGTATATACTGACGATGATGGAAAAGGATATACTAGTTTAATGTATAAGCAAATGAGAAACCCTACCGAATTTGAGATGCTTATTAATTATTATGATTCTATGGGATTATTTGATTTAGATAAGCAAGGCAGCTTTAAGCCTAATATCTCAAAAATAAAGAATGTTGCTAAAACACAAGCAGTCTCAGAGATTGATAAAATTATAGCATCGACAAATGAGAGAGGTGTAGGAAGAAACACTTCTGTCGAATCATCACAAAAAGCTCAAGGAATCTTAGATTTACTAGAGCGAGGGATGGGGAAAACGAGAAAAAAATAAAGTAATAATATATTCGTCTAACAATAAAAAATAAAAAACAAAATGGCACAATTACTTCCATTACAAAGATATGAAGCTATTGATTATAACGGTCTTGTGACTGATAATCATTTTCATGCTTTGTACCAACAAAAGCCTGAACTAATTAGTTCTGTAATCAGAGAGATCTACAAAACTAATTTACAAGGTAAATTAAGAGAGTTCGTTAACAGGTTCCCAGTAAAAGAGGTAGAACAAGAAAACGGATTTTATAACTGGATGTTGCAAGGACAACATGATAAAAATCTTCCTTTATCTTCTGCAGAAACAATTGCGGGTACTACTATTAGTACTGGTAATGTAGGAGCTAATGGAGAAAGATTTAATCTTATCTTTGCTGAAAACATCTTCGAAGAAGGTAACGTTCTTAGAGGAGAAAGTGATGAGTATCACTTACTTGTTAAGAAAGTATCTGATGCAGGTTCATTAACTAAAGTAGAAGTAGAACTAGTAACTGATTCAGCTGCTAAGACTGTTCCTGCTGATGAATTAGCTACAGGAACTAGATGGTCTAAATTCTATAGCCTATCTCCTTCTACATTATCTTACCAAGGTTCTAGTCCTTATTTCACATCTCCTTGGAGAATGGAAAACAGACCTTCTACTCTACGTATGGAGTACAAAGTTCCTGGTAACGTAATTAACAAAGGGAAAAACGAACCATTAGAGTTTGGATTCCAATATAAAGGTCAAACTGAGTCTATCTGGATTAACTATCAAGATATGGTTGCTCATCACCAATGCGAAGAGATGTTCTCAAGAATGTTGATGTATGGTAAGAAAAACTGGACTAATGATCACAAGTACTTAAACAAAGATGACAAGACTAAATATGCTATCGAATCAGGTGCAGGTTTCTTCGAGCAAGTTGCTCCATCTAACGTACACTATTACAATAGCTATGATTTAGATTGGCATCTAGAGATGTTACTAGACATGGGTGTTGGTAAAATCGAAAGAGGTAAGAGAACTATCCACTTGTTAACAGGTGAGTTTGGTGCTATCGAAATCTCTAAACAAATTCAGGCAAAAAGAGGTCAGTTAAATGTAACTGTTATCCAAGATAGATTCTTAGATAGTAACTCTAAGCCAGGAAACATTGGCGGTGGAAACACTAAAGCTACAATGGAGCCTCAGTACAACGTTTACGAATGGTATAACGGAGTTCGTATTATGGTTGAAATCCTTGATTTCTTCGATGATGACGTATACTTCCCGAAACAACATCCTGACGGAAAAGGTATCGTTGAGTCTCACAGAATCTTAGCTCTTGACTACGGTGAAGAAGCAGGAATCTATAGAGTTAAACCTAAAGGTGTTCCAGATTATAACTGGGCATACATTCCAGGTATGAGAGATCCTTTCTCTCCTGCAGGAAAAGGTTCTCCGAAATTAGTAGCATCTCCTATTGATGGATATGAAGTTCATATGCAAAAATGGGGTGGTATGATGATTGAAGATCCTACGAAAGTAGTTGACCTTAGATTATCTGTAGACTAATATAAGATTGTAAAAGCCTCCTCGCAATGGGGAGGCAATTACATAGTTTAATATAAATAAATAAAAATGACAGCAAAAACAGCAACAAAAAAAGAAACTATCGTTTGGGGCTCTTATTTAAGAGAAGAGATAGTAAGTGTTAGGCCAGTAGAATCATCGGGAAAATGGTCAACACTTTTAGTAAAGGGACAAGATAAAAAGAATGACCCTTTTATTTATAACAAAGTTAAGAGAAGCTATCAAGTTCCTCTTAATGATTACCGAAGAGGTGGAGGAGTAAAAAGAATTTTAGACGACCAAGAGAGGCGTTATATAAAAAAATACTATGAGAAATTCCCTAACGGAATGACTCAGCAGGAGTTCTTTGAAACAGAATTAGGTGTGAACTTAAATGTCACATTACCGACAGATGACAATTTCTGGAGGACAGATAGAAGAGGACGTGTAACAATGACTAAAGAAGGGATGCAATTAAATTTAAGTTTTCCTTTAGATATGTTAAAGTACCACATTCTATTATCCAACAAGAAATTAGTTTCTCCGTCTTATGATGACAGAATACTAAGAGCTACTTATGAATTTATGATTGTTAACGACAATAAAGTAACTTCTAAGAAAGTTGAAGCAGCTGAACTTAAAGCTAAAGCATATACTAAATTTGCAGAGATTACTGCAGACTTAGGAAAAATGAAAGGCTTTATTAAGTCGCTAGGAAGAACCATCCCGGCTAACAATACTAAAGATTGGTTAAAATCTGAAGTATTAATGGTACTAGATGAAAATCCAGCAAACTTTTTAGCTGTAGTTAATCATCCTGAATACGAACATAGAATTTTTATCCAGGAAGCAACTGAAGCAGGAGCTATTAAAAAGATGAGTAACAAAAGATATGTATTAGACAACGGTATCGAATTAGGAGACCTTGGAAGTACAATCGCTTATATTAATAATGATGACAATCAAGAGGTAAAAATGAGAATTAAAACTCAGATTGAATTATCAAAAAAATAGAACATGACCGCAAATGAAATGGCAGATGAGTTAGAATTAAGACTAGATAGAATAGATAGTTTTGGTTCACCAGGGTACGAAGATTTCGATCTTACGTCAGCTCTGACTGAAGCTCAGTTGCTATACATTAAGCAGTTTGTTAGTGAACTTAATAACCGTAAAGGCCAAGGCCTAGAGGAAACCGAGATAAGAAACCAAGGATTAAGCGCCTTGATAAAACAAGGTGCTAATCTTACAGTTTCTGCAGACCAAATAGGAACCTTAGATAACGGAAAGTTCTTTGATTTACCTGCAGACTTTATGTATACTATATATGAAGAGGCAATGATAGACAAACAACAATGCGGTACAACTAGCTTTATTAAAGCATGGATAAATGTAGTAGCTCATGATGAGATATGGCAATATCTATACAATAAATATAAGAAACCTTATTATAAAGATTATGGATGGGCTCGTGTATGGAGATTAGGTTACCAAAGAGAAATAGATGGTAGCAATCCTGCATTAGCCGCAACACCTAAAAGACACCAACTCGTAACTGACGGAACTTTTAATGTTACTAGTTATACAATGAACTATTTACTATTCCCTAGCGATATTACAGTAGATAGAACCACACCTGCTAACAGCAGAAATTGTATATTAGATGAATCAACCCACACGGTGATTATAGACATGGCAAAGAACCTAATGTTACAAAGAGTAAAAGAACAAACTGTGCAGAATATAGTTTCTGCAAAAGACCTTGAATAAAAACTTAATATTAACTAAAAAAATAAAACAATGCAATTAAGAAGACAAGACAATGTGGCTTATGCTGCAATCGCAGATACTGATGCTGCTAGCCCAGGAGCTGTAGTTATCACACCATCAACTTTAGCTGTAGGAGCTGCTGCTTTAGTAGATGAAGGAAATTTAGCTTATGTAGCGGCTATCCCATTTGATGCTTTAGCTGAAGACAGAAAATTACGAATAGTTCAAAATATCGCAGGTAAATTAGTTTTTTCTGCAGCTTTTACTAAAGGAGCTATTATTAAATCCGCTCCTCTTAAATCAGCTACTGTAAAACAATTTTCTGCTGCTCAGCAACAAATTACTAGAATTGGTTATAATGGTACTACAGGAGCACTTCCTACTACTATTGTTGAATCTGGGTTTTTTATTAAACTTCGTAAGAATGATAATGATGCTGCTAACAGAAGCCAACCTAATAGCTTATTCGCTCAATTTAAAACTGATGCTACTGGTTCTCAAGAAGAATTAGCTTTTGGTTTAGTTAAAAATGGTATTCAAAATATGAGTACTCAGCCTGCAGGAAATAATGGATATGTAAAATTTGAAATGCTTAATGCTGGCGCAAGAACTGCTGCTACTGCTACAGGTGTTGTAACATTAACATTTACTAAAGATTCTACATTAGTAACAGCTTCTGCTGCTACTGCCTCTACAAATATTGTAGCAGGAGATTACGTAGCAATCGCTGCTGCTACTACTTCAGGAGTATATAAAGTAAAATCTAAAGATGGTTCAGGAAATCTTACTTTAGAAACTGCTTATCAAAGTGATACTGTTACAATTGTAGCAAGTGCTGCTAACATTCGTATTGCTAATGCTGTTGCTGTTGTTGCTGCTTCAGGAATACAAATATCTGGCGTAGCTAGTGACTTTGATGTAAATGCTTTTAGAAATTATTATTCTAACAGATTTACTGCTACTTTCTCTGATACTTCTACATTAAATACTCATGTACAAGGAGCTTTAGACGGTACTGGTGTGTGGCAACAAGTTGCTATGGAAGAATACATGTCTATGGGTAATCAAGGTGAAAACCAAATGTTATCTGTACCACCTGTAATGAGAACATCTTCAGTAGTTACTGATGGTCAATATGATTGCCTTCAGATTTCTGTAAAAGAAGATATAAATGGTTTAGTTAGTGCTGAAAAAGCAGATGCAGACATCTTAGTATTTATACAAGATGGTTCAGGATCTCCTTCAGGAACTACTATTGCAACTGCATTAGGAGTTGCTGGTGACCTAACATAAGAGTCTCTCTCCCAAACCTCAGTAGCCTGTCACGTTTTTTTGCTGTCAGTGACAGGCTACTTTTTAATTAATTTTCACTATTTTTGTATAAAATAAAAACTATTATGATAACACCTTTTATATTTTAAACTATTAGATATAAACAGGTGTTATTTTTTTATGAAGCTATAATAACTATTAACCATGATACGGGGCATTTTGCTGGTACTAATTGAAACAATTTTAAGATGGATTTTAAAACCCATCAGTATCATCTATACCCTAATAAAATTATTAATAGTTTGTAAAGGAAACTTTAAACTCTTTGGTAGAGTCTTTAGTAGGTACTTAGTTAGAATAGCAATGGCCCATGACCAGGCTGATAATACAGTAGTAAGATTTTTATTTAATGATGTATTATTAAAAAAAGAAACCGACAGCTATAAATTTGGAAACATGGATGAAAAAATTTCATCTGTATTAGGAAAAAACCAGAAAAGAAAAACATTAAATGGCTTAGGAAGATTTATCAACGGTATATTACATAGTTTAGAAGAAGACCATTCTATCAATTCTATAGATGAAGCCGTTACAGATAAAGATTTACCTCCAATAAATTAGTAACATGGAAGACACTACATTAATAATAGGAGCACTTGCAACTTTAATAGCAGCTTTTGGTATAAAAGAGATATGGAATATCTGGAAGAAAAAGATAGATATTCAAGCAGCTAAAGAAATTAGGGAAGAAGAAAAAGAAGATAAGGCTTGGAGAGCTGAAGGTAAACTACTTGCAAAAGTAATAGAAGAGTTAAAACAAAAGATTGACGAGCTAGAAAATAAGATAGATACACTAGTAGCAGAAAACACACTACTTAAAGTAAAAATAGGAAAGATGGAAGAGCAATTAATGGCAAACGCAGCTTCTAGGTCAAGAACTAAAAGAACTACTAATAAGAAATAACAATGGCATTACTACCTAAAATATCATTTTCATTAGAAAATAAATGTGACAAAGTAGATATCTGCGAAGAAACAGGAGTCTACGCTTCAGGCAATGTAGGCGGTTGGGGAGCACCTAATATAACAATGGCCAACGCAGTGACTGCTAAAGTTTACGTTTATAATTCTGCAGGCACATCATTATTACAAACATTTACTATTAAAGACGGAACAACAGATTTATTTCCTGCATCGTTATTATCTCCTTTTCAAGCTTTCGATGGAGCAGCTTGGAATCAAACAGATGGCATATTTAAGATAATATATACTGTAATAGATGCTGTTCCTACTACTTATAACAATGATGAGCAATATTGCTTATTTACATGTAACCTACAAAACTGTATGGAAGTGCTTATAGGTAAAATGGTAACTGAATGTGATGCTGAAAAGCTAGATGAATATAAACAAATTTTAGATCAACTAGAGGTCTTACTTTATGGAATTAAAACGGCATTTGCTTGTAAGAATTTTACAAGAGCAGAAACACTGCTAACAAATGCTGCAACAATATGTACAACTTTTTCAGGATGTGATTGCGGATGCGATTGCAGCTGTTAACAATTAAAAATTAAAACAATGAGCTGTTCTTGTAACGACTGTAACGATATAACACTTTTCTCTGGAAATCCTGGAACTAATGGAATTTTTGGAGGCCAATCATCTAAATGGAAATTTGACGCTGTTGCTGGAACTGCTCCTGGAACTAGTTATATTAGATTTAATGTAGGAGCACCTGCTAGTGTTACTACAATATATATAAATGAAACAAATTTTGATTCAACAGACATGTCTGCATTTCTTACTAGCTTTAATGCTACAGGAGATTATGGATTAATTAGATTATTTAAAGAATTTGATGCTAATACTTTCTGGATAGGAACTATTACTAATATAGTAGACGCAGGAACTTATAGAACATTAACAGTAACACATACTCAGTCTAACGGTACATTTAGCGCAGATGACGCCATAGTAGTTTCTTTTACTCCTATAAAACAAGGAGCATTAGGAGCAGAAGGCTCTATAGTAGCAACAGGAGTATGGATCTTGTTAGTACAACTTATAAACCACCCGCAAGTGCTACAGGACAATATGCTAATCTCATATACCAAAATACAAGCGGAGTGCCTAAAACTTATAAAGTAGACGCATCTTTTAGTTGTGGAGACGCAGCTGATGTTGCTGCTAATCCTTATGGATTAAAAGCTTGTGTAAAAGGAGCTGTTCGAGTAGGAGCTCTTGGTGCAGGAGTAACTCAATATGAGGCACACAACTTTTTTAAATCTAAACCCATTGATGGAGTTATGGCAGGAAGACAAGGACAAGCTTTTACGATACAAGTAACAGTTCCTAATAATGAATATATTACTTTAGAGTTTGCTACATCAGATGCAGGAGCTGCACCAGAAAACGGAAGAGTAAATTCTGCAACGCTTTATTATAGAGAAGTATAATGACTGTAAATTGTTATAAATTAAAAGTATGGAGTCTGCAGTGTAAATTTTCTACACTAGCAGAAAAGTATATGAATAATATGCTATTAGGAATATCATGTCCAGAGCAGTTAGATTATTTAAAAACTTTTAGAAGGTCTTTAAAACTTTTAAATAGATACGATACTAGAGATGTAGTAGATCAAACAGCAGATTACAATGTAATCTCATATGCTACTATTATAAGTATATTAGAAACACTAGAAAAGAAATACTAAAATGAGTCTTATACCTAAAATATTTCCTAGACAAGCTAGAAGCGAAACTCAAGCTAGAATAGAGATTTTCAAAAATAGCTATGATGGAGTTCTTTATTATAAAGATAGGTATAATAATTTAATACCAATTGCTCAAGGAGATACCAGTATTTATTCAGTAGACGGAACTCTTACAGGAGATAGACTCCTTACAGGAGCAAATCATTTTTTACATTTTAAAGATTTAAGCGATTTTACTGTAGACACAGCAGCAAATATTAATTTAGGTCCAGGAGGAGAAGTATTAGTTAGCAATACTAAATCTATTAGTTTTGATAATCCTACTGGTTCAGTAACAGCATTAAAAGTACGTTCTAGTGTATCAACTTATTTAAGCTTTGAAAATACAAGCGTTGGAACACCTCCATCAAAAGTTAGACTTTCGGGAGTAGACGGTATAGAATTATACAATAACTCAGGTAAAACTATTATAGAAAATAACCTAGCATATTATTCAGGAACAGGTAATAGTATAGCTAATATTACTGCAGATTTAAATCCTAAAGTAATTCCTTCAAGAGAATGGGTTAATAATGCTATTTCTTTAACTCCTACTATATATACAACAGATGGTAGTTTAACAGGTAATAGAACAGTAACACTTGGAGCTTTTGATTTAATATTTGATGGTGATGGAGTAAATCCTCCTATGTTATATTTAGATGCTAGTGTTGATAATGTAGGTATAGGCGCTGCTCCTAGTGCTTATAGGCTTGACGTATCTGGTGACCAAAGAATAACAGGAGCACTAACTCTTGGAACACCTCTAGATATAGCTAATGGAGGAACAGGACAAATTACACCTCAATTAGCTACAAACGCTCTTACAAGAGTAGGGGCTGCGACTAATGAGCATATACTTACTAAAGATACTGGAACTGGAGACGCTGTTTGGAAAGCTGCTACAGGCGCTGCTTCAAGTATATACACTGCTTCAGGAACAATTCCTACAACTACTGTAGCTACTGTTACAGATACTGTAAACTTTAGCGGAGGAAGAGTAGGAATCAATGTTGCTCCTGGAGTATATGATTTTCAAGTAGCAGGAGTACAAGGAGCTTCTGTAAGTAAATTAAATATAAACTCTGCATATTCTTTCCCTACAACAGTTGCTCCTGCAGATAACGGAAAAGCTTTAACATATAACTCAGGAACAGGTAATTTAGAATTTGCTACAATTCCAAATATTTATACAACAAATGGCACTGTTGGGACAACTCGAGTAGCAACATTAACAGATATATTAACTTGGAATGCTGGTTCTGTAAGAAGAACTGCTAATTTAACTGCTATAATAGAAGTAACTCAAGAGAGTGACTTCGGAACTGCGGTAGCTGGCGTTATAACTTTACCCGCTAACACTACTTATCAAATTATAGGTTCAGTTACATGCAGCAATAGATTAGATATTTCAGTAGAAGGTATATCAATAATTGGTAACAACAGACAATTAGATAAATTAACGTACACTGGTACAGGAGACTTTATAACCGTAACTGATGTTAATTTTACTATAAACGATATTTGGTTAGCTTCAACAAACTCATCTTCTCTACTAATAAGAGCGAGTAATGTAGCAGCTAGTGGATTTAATAATGGGAGAACAAGGGTTTTAGAGATTGTTAATTGTCAATTTAGAAATTGTTACAACGTAATGAATGTTGATGGTTTTGATTTAGTAGATATATCAAACACATTATTTTTCTATATACAAGCACCTAGTATAGGTTTAAGTTTTAGAGACACTTCTAAATTAGAAATTTCATCGTGTGAATTAATACGTTGGT